CCGCCTCGATCCTTGCGTGGAATATCTACGATGTTTCGATAATCGTGTTCACCGAGAATTTTGTAGTAAACATCCCCGGTGAATGACATGATAAACAGTGGCTTGACGTTTTGTTCCTGCGCATATTCCAGCATTTCGGCCAGCTTATGTTCGGGGAAGCCAAATGTTTGAAACTGGCCCGGCACCCTGTTTCGGTACTTGAATTCAGCGATAGCCGTCAGTGTTCCGTCGTGATAGATATCCCAATCCCAGGTAGACAGCTCAGGGCGCGGCCTTATCTCACGTTGCCAGTGATCCTGCAACCACAGCCGGGCGGTTTCTTCTCGACTTATATCTGTTTGTGTTTCGTACCTGGTCATTGTTTAATCCGGCGGGCCTGGCGTTCCGTCGCCTGTTGTTCCTTCCGATACATTTCTTTGACCCGCCGATCTTCGATTTGAATTTCAAATTGCTCTGCGATGTGATCCAGCCCATGACACCGGGATTCTTGGACCATCTGTTGCATGATGGCTTCCCACTGATCGAAGTCGTGCGCAAAACACAACTGGCGCAGCTTAGGAATCATTGCGGTGTTGAATTTCTTTTCCTCTGGCGTGAGGTCCCGGCCGTGAGCGTATGTTTCCGTTTGTTGAACGCTGTCCTTCTCGACGATAAACGAATTCTCTGCCTTGCGAATGTCCGCCTGCTTCGGTGGGTATTGACACAGATCCAGTAGACGGTCGGCCACCAGAGGAATGATATCCTCGCGCATCCCGCTGAAGTTCCGGTAGTACATATCATCCTGGCCTTCGGTGAGCTTGGGCCAGTTTTGCCGGAATTTTACCAACTGTGCGCTGATAACACGATCTTTTTCAGACATGGGCCTTATTCCGTTCTATCGCCGCAGCCGCAGCCTGCTCCGGCGTTTGTTCCTCGCCCGCGTTTTCCAGTTTGTACTTCACCGCATTGCCCAACCAGGTATTTAAAAACCGCGCCCTGGGGTTGTGTCGCTTATCTCGTTTTTCATCGCCGTTACTGAGTCGACCGATGAGCCAGTGTTTGAATTTCTTCGCTTCCTCGGTCACTGCTTCAGCGCCATCCAGCTTTTGGGCGAATTCATCCAGTCTGTCGATCCAGTCCTGGTCAAATTTGAGAGTCCGGTAACTCCGGGCGTCTATCGACGAAAGGATTTCAAAAACAGGAAGCCAGTTTTGGGGGATGATGAAGGTCGGCTTTGCCGACCGACACTTCTCTTTACTTGTATTGTCTTTATTGTCTTTACTTGTATTGTATTGTGGTTCGGGTCCGTTACTGTGCCGTAACGGGTCCGTAACGGGTCCGTTCCACCTCTGTTTATACTTTTCTTCTAACTTGTAGTCAGAACGTATCTTCTGGAAATTTGACCATCCCGGCAACCTGTACAGATCGTTGGATATTTCGACCAGCTTGGCCGTAACGAGTTCGTCACGGTACCGTTCCACGTCCGTATCGGACACGTCACTGTCACCTGGAAATATCGACGCACGGAGAGCCATCGGATCGGCGTCGCCATACCCACAATCGTCTGCGTATGTGATCAGGCCGATAAATAATAGCCGTGCGTCTCTGGAAACCCGGAGTATTCCTTTGTTACGCCAGATCCCCGGATCGATCATTCGTTTCCTTGCCACTGTGACCCTCCCTGCCCTCCTACGGCGCCTGAATTTCTTTTATTTTTTTGAGCGCATTTTTAACTTTCAGCGGCCATTTAGGCCAGTCATCCCATGATCGTTCACAGACGGGACACCACAGCTGGCTATCGCCGTGTTTGATTAACGGCTGGTGGTCCACGCAACCATCATCACGATCCGACCTGCAAGGATGCTCGTGTGTGCCGACACCTTGCCAGCATTTTGGACATCGTGGCATTGACCCTCCTGTAGTGCAGCGGTTGCCCCCGCTTTTGCGCGTTAGTCGTTACAATATTTTTCATTAAACCTTTTACAGAATATTCTCGCTGCCACTATCAGAACGACAATACCAAGCCACGGTGTTGCAGCGCAACATAGGATGACAATCAGTGGTATTAGACACAAACCCAAAATTCCCGTAAGTCCAGCATTCATCACCCCTCCAACGCCTCGGCAATTATACGCTCAACATTCGCATAGTAATCCCGTAGACTAATAGAACCATCTGGCATTTTCAATCGTCCGGTTTTGCGCAGCTTGGCCGCCACCCGTTCCGCGATCTGCTTGGTGTCGGGCTGGGGTAATCTCACCGTATACATTTTTAGCGCATTAGTGAGAACAGTTTTAAACTGTTCATCCGCGCCGTCCGGTATCATCGAGCAGGTGTCCAGTGAATCGTACAAGTATTCAGCTAATTGCGGAACATCCTCACCGCGCTCGGCGGGTTTAATCGTAGCCGACGCTTGCCATCTGTGATCATTACTACAGATGTATTCGTGGACAATGGTATCACAGATCAAACCTTCATCGGTCGAATCAGCGGTATATACATTCACGTCGATGGGTTCTCCGCCGCACTCGGGGCAGACGAATTTTGGTTTTTCAATCGCTTTGTTCATAGATCACCTTCCTCAATATTTTCCGCACATCGTCAGCGGCTCTTGAATCTTCGGGGAACAAATATTCCTCGGCCCACCCGTCGATGAAATAAGCAAAAACTTCATCAGCACTGGAAAATGTCTCAATCGCAATGTCAGTCTTTGTCATGGTTTTCCCCACCATCCTCTAAGTTAATTGATCCCGTCAGTTGAGTAGCTTTCAACATCACCCCTCCATCCTTTTAATCGCCCGCCATTCCGCTTCGATGAGTCTGTCTTTTTACCATATCGAAAAACTTTTTTCGTGAGGCATCCGTATCCCTCGTGGTGTCTCGAAATCTCGGCGAGTGATTACATTCCTCGTACCACCGCCAACGATTACAAGTCGGGCACCAGTATTGTCGCTCACCGCGCTTATGTCGTTTCTCAGCTTTAATTGCCGCCTCTATATATCCTAAGCTGTGACATATAAAATATGGTTTTATTGGAATACAGGGCATTATCCTTCTCCCTCCATTTTTTCCCACGCCCAACAGAGGGCGGCGGGTAAGTCGGTTATTGAATTAAATGGGAATAGTAATCGTTCCCGGCTCGGTAATTCGATTGCCACTTCCTTGAGTTGAAAATCAATATAGATATTCACTTCGTAATCTTTTTGAAATTGCTCGATTGCTTTGTATCTAATCCACGCATCCATCGAGTGGTAGAAGTCGGGGGTGATTGCACGGCCCGGATGAAAATACGTGAGACCGTTTATTTTAGCATTCGGTGGTGGGGTACCTATTATAAGCTGATCAGTTATACTCCAACAAGCATCCGTCCAGCCCAACCACTCGGCAATCTTTTGATTGTACTCAGCGGGGGTCATTTCATTCTCTGGCACGTCCGGCCTCCTGTTTGTATTTCCCGTTTCGCACAAACCACATAAAAAATGATTCGTCATCGCTTGTTGTTAAATATTCGCAAACATCGGACATAGTAACAGCAGGCCATTCAGAATCAATTTTTCTTAATACAGCATTGTATTTCTCCGCCGCCGCCCGGACAGCAAGGTGCGCGGGGCAGTTAGCGTCATGGTGTTCCCGTAATCGTTTGGCGGGATCGCTCATTTCCCGCTGTGAGTGTATGTACGGTTGCGCCAAACAATCTTTAACCCAATTTTGTGCGCTCATTTGGTGGCCTCCTTCGGGTACTGGCGGACTCCATTTTGGTATTTGCCACAATAGCAAGTATAGTGACTTCGTTTATCTTTTGATTCTCGCACACAACCCTGGTCACGCCAATCGCCATCACAACCGTACATTTTCCACATGACTACATCAACCCAACACCAGTGGAAATGATTGCACAGCCAGGACAGGAACCACCACGGCGTTATATGTCGTAACCATATCGGACGCGGATATAATTCGTTAATCACTGACACCGGGACTAAATATGAGAGCCAGTATTTAATCTTTGTCATCGCGCTTCCTTTCTCCCCCGACCGTGTGGCCGGGGGAGTTCACGGCGTTGGCTACGCTAAAACGGCAAATCGTCGCCTTCTTCTTTTTTTCCTGCTGGCGGTTTTTGTTTTGTCTGTTCCTCTAAGGCAGCTCCAGCAGCAGCTTTTAATAACGATCCGAATTGACCATGTAGCTTGCTGACATCTTCTTCTGATGTTTGTGGCATAGGTACGTAGTCCCCAGGATTCATCCAGCCGGCTTTGTACTGAGTTTTCCCGTCGTACTCGTCTTCTTTGACAGCGATTTGGACTTCAACGTCCGGCACCGGGGTCGTAACCGCCCGAAGATCACCATTCCACCCAATTGATTTAGCCAGTTGGTCGACAGTGCCGGTGTTGATTGATTTATCTTTCTTTACCACCCAATATGCACCGTAGACAATCATTTCAGTGTAATCTGCCCATGATTGCCATTCGCCCCCCTCATACATAGCTGTAATTCGGAATTGAATGTTGATGGCAACAGCTCCGCTATCGGCGGTAAAAACACTCCACTCAACTGGACGTGCCTTGAAAAGACCTGCACGATCTAATTTCATTGCTGATTTCCTCCTATGATGGCCTGCCAGATAGCGTCATCAACTTCGTTTTCAAACGCCAGCGGCTCGATTTTTGTTCGTGATTTTGCAATATGATCTGGACGTTCGACGGTGAAAATCGTCCGCGTCCCGGCGCCCTTGCCTTTACCGTCTTCGGAGATTACGTCGTACCCCAAAAACAGCACGTAGTCGGCCCACTGAATAACACGATGGCGAACTGACGCCTTGCCAGACTTCGGCGATTGAAAATGTGGTTCATAGCGAATATAATCTTCGCCGACCGGATTCGGTACGTCGGCCACACAATCATGGGCGATTAACACCACGTTTTTCCCGCGGCGAATTAAAATGTCCAGATCCGCCAGCAGCAGGAGGAATGTTTCGTAAATGTGCTGATATCCTTTGCCGAATCCATAGTCCTCGACCCGATCAACTTTCTTTCCTTTTTCGTGGGGGACGGTCGACAGGGTATGAGCAACAGCCAATTCTTCAGCTTTCGTTCCACTGTCGATTACTACTGTCTGAAATTCGTTGAGAACATCAGACCGTAAGCATTCACGAAGATCGGCAAACGTCGATACGCCATCAACTCGGTGTACGTTCAATTTTCTGGTGCCGTTCTCGACATCAATAAACACCGGGTTCGGCGCCAACGATGCGAGCGTACTCTTTCCGATACCCCCTGGACCATAAACTAAAATCCTGTTGGCCCCACCGATAACCCCATCTGACACTGAAAATGAGGTATTGGCAGTCGGTTGGCTGGGTGCGCCGTTGCCGTTTTTCGCCTTCGGCGGCGGCGGTGCTTTCTTTGTCGCTGTACTAGTAGACATTGCAATCTCCTTATGCGGCTTGCCCCGCATCGGCATCTATCCGGCTTAATTCCGGATGTTTATCTTCGACAATGGTAAATCCCGGCGGCACTTCACCGGCTGACATTCCAGACTGACAAAGCCCAATGTATTCACACGTCCCATTCAAACTGAAACACGATTCCGGGTTTTTAAACCAGCGCCCGGATCGTTGAGCTTCACGGATTGATAGTTGCTGCTGCCAAACTTCGGCTTGGCAATCCTTGATGTCTTGCTCTGGCCGGGCTATTTCAATTCGGGTATAGTAGTGTTCAGGTCGACTTTCTATATCGATAGCAACCCTTGCCGCAAATTCCGCTGGCGTTTCGTCTTGATCCCGCTGATTGGCGTACAAACTGCCGTCTTTTTTGTATTTGCGCTTATCCTCTGGAGTTGCTTTAAGTGGCCGCAGCGATGGTCTCCGGGTTACGTCATAGAGTACCGTCTGGATATCGTACCCCATTGCACGCGCGGCAACGATATAGATTGATAGCTGTTGATCCAGATGTAGTTTTGTCCAGTAGTCGGCTCCCGACGAAAAATCGCGGGAAGTTGTTTTGTGTTCCATAAGCGCAATACGACCATCCGACAGGCGGACAATTCGATCAATAATACCGGCAAGCTGCCATATTGGAGTAGAAGCGCCGGTGTCTGGATTGACCAGCGGGATACCAAATGCTTTTTCAACATCAACAGTTTCAATATGCGGCTCATCTGCCCACCGTCGTTTGTATCCGGTGAACATGGCTGCAACCAATGCCAAATCGTACAAATCATCGGAGATCCCCTCCATAGCATTTTCAATGTTCTCGCCGCGGGAATCTGCCTCAAGTGCTCGAAACATCTGACCGATGCGCAACGGATGAGAGTCTTCGTCTGGCCGCAACCCGACTTCGTATCGCCAGAAATGTTTTTTGGGACACGCCCGAAAACAAGACAGGCGCGAATGAGTCAATATCTGCTGCTTATCGTTGGGACTCATATCTTCACCCTCGAATAATTGTTGGTAGTTTGGCCACTTAGGCATTAGATTTCCATGATCTCATAATTCCGGAACATCCACTTGTAGTTGAGTTCACAGAACAATTCGACGGTCATTCCGGCGGCTTCGGCCAGTTTGATTAATGCCGTTTTGTGGTCGTTCGCTGGAAACTGTAATACCCGATCCAGCGGAGTATCAGCGATACAGCACAGTTCGGCAAACTCCCGCGCCCCAACGTCATCCAACAGGGTGTACAGCGTGAAGTTGTGCGCTATTGCCCAATCGTAGGCGAGACTAAAGCCGATGGTCTCATCTTTTTTTGTTGCCACGGCGTGTGCTTCCTTCGTACTATATTGCGTACACATTGTTTTTGCTCCATCCGGCCCGGCCACCACCGGGCTGGTTTTATTTTGTGACCTCAATTGGTTCACCGTTTATATGTTTTTTGTCGTCGATGGTCGCATACCCAGCATCGTTGATGGTCGCATACCCAGCATCGTTGATGGTCGCATACCCAGCATACTTGATGGTCGCATACCCAGCATCGTTGATGGTCGCATACCCAGCATCGTTGATGGTCGCAGCCCCAGCATACTTGATGGTCGCATACCCAGCATCGTTGATGGTCGCATACCCAGCATCGTTGATGGTCGCAGCCCCAGCATACTTGATGGTCGCAGACCCAGCATACTTGATGGTCGCATACCCAGCATCGTTGATGGTCGCAGCCCCAGCATACTTGATGGTCGCAGACCCAGCATCGTTGATGGTCGCCTTGTTCGGAATGTATTTAATGTAGGTAGCGTCGCTGCATTTTGTCACCACGCCATCACCGCGTAGCGCAATGTACCGACCGTCGAGTATTTTAATTTCGTCGCCGATATCAGGGCAATCATCAAGTAATTTCTGTAAATATTCTCGCACATCATGTTCAGCCATTTTAGGATCGGCCCAAGAGGGAATTTCGTCTTGATCGATGCGGAAATACCATGCGGAGGAATCAAAAAACTTATCCCAATCTCTCGGCGGTGTAATTTCCCACTTAAGTATTTCCAGCGGTAGCTTGCTATCAAGGTCAGTATCCCCGAACATGATTATTTGATCGGAGTGACTATCTACAAACGGCGAACACCGCAAGCCCCGTTTTTCTGTGCAGTAGCCGCTCAGGAAGTTGCACATGTTCCCCCCCTCAAAGGCACGCTCATTACGTCGTCGAGTAGGTTGTTGTTCTTGGTATTCCAGGCATTCATGATCAACCGACCCATTGCAGGCCGAACGGCCAACAGATACACCCGATCACTGTCCGCCGTTTTGTATTTGACGCCATGTTGCCCGTCCCAATGGACGTGCGTTAGTTCGTTATTGGTCATAGATTCTCCTTTCGTTTTCGAATGAATAGCGGGGCCGCCGGTATGCGGTGCGACCCCGCCGCCAGTTACACCCTGGGAGGATGCGATATTTAAAACCGACCGACTAATGCAGTTACCGTGCGGAGTTCCTATAGGGGGGAAGTCTACACAACCTGAGGTCGGTCGGCGGAATTTTTCAACGCCCCGGCGGGAGCCGTTCGTGCCGGGGCTGTTCGGATAAACCTTAGCATATAGATATTTTTTGCACCGTTTCTGTGATGGTATAGGCGGTTTTAGACCCTCCGCCGCATAGCGGCCTCCTTTCCTGACAACTTCCAACAGTGCGGAAAAGCCCCCCAAGCCGTTGCCTTCCGCAGGTTTACTATTTACACTCAAACAAATCATTTAATGCTCCGTAATATTTTCTGCCGCCGGTCCTCCGGCTCGGACCTTCAAACCTCAAGCCCTACCGCCAGCGGCAGGAATTTTAGCCGGAGGTGATTCATTGGCCACCACGCTTTCGAGATTCAACCCAGGCGTCCACGTCGGTCTGGTCGTACCGGCCAGTGCCGACTATCATCGGGACCCTGAATACGCCAGACTTCATCCAGCGATAAAGGGTGGTCAGGCCGATCCCCAGATGCTTGGCCGTCTGTTTTTTGTTCAGCAGCGGTGGCATCTATGCCGCCGGTTCCAGGATGATGGTGATCTCGACTTTGCCGTCTTTGTTAATTTTGGCCTTGCCGTCCGTCGGCTGGCCGTTGTTGATTGGGAGCTGGTCCGAGAGCCAATGGGGGAGCGGTATGCAGGTCGCCTTCTCCCCATATTTGGCAATCCGGTTTTTAAATGTCAAATCCATATTTCCGTCCTTTTTTCTTTATATATCCAATCTATCGGATTCTGTCAAGGAATTTTTAATATTATTTGCAAAAAAAATAAAATATTTCTTGCTAATACAGCGTAACTCTTTAACATTCAAACCGATGCAAAATCAGGAGACTTTAGAGATAGGGAAGCGATTGGCGGAGATTCGGGACGCCATTGCCGGTGGGATCAACAAGCGGTTCACCGAAATGCTGTGCTCTGAAGATGAGTCGGTTTCTGAAACTACCGTCGGCTCGTGGATCAAGGGCGATACTTACCCGCAGATCAATTTCGCCATGAAGGCCGCCCGGCTCTACGGCAAGACCCTCGATTGGCTATTCACCGGCGAAGACCCGCCGGATCAGTATAAAGAGCTACTTCGCAACGCCATGATCGCCGACTTCCGTAAGGCCGGGATGCTCGACAAGTACGACCTCACCGACGATGAGGTCTTCGATCAATTGGCTCGTGCGGCGTTCGATACAAAGGAGAAACAAGGTGGTGGCTAATTCGTCGGCATCCATACTGCCGTACCCCGATCTTGAAAATCAGCTTCCAGTTGCTTGTCGGGTTTTAACCTGGTTGCCCGGCCAACAGGTAGGGGGGGGTAGTGGTCCGTGCGTGGTGCGCCCCTCAAGTTACAGATTAAAACCAATATAAGTATAGGGGTATTCTTGTCAAGAGCAATCAGATGATAATCACAGGAGAATCATATGCGAGTAATCATATTGATATTGTTGGTGTTCATGCTGGCCGGGTGTGCGGGATCAATCGTCCATTACAAATTAATGTCTGAGGAAAAATTGCTGGCGTTGCCGACAGCCGAACTCTGCTATGCCTACCACCACACCCGCAAAGATAAGATCAGACCAGAGCTCGAACGCCGGGGCGTAATACCGGAAAACGAATGGGAGTTGATCGAAAAAAATAAAATCGCCGTCGGTATGACCGCGTTCGGAATGTTCTGCTCTTGGGGTGCGCCGTCGCCTATTGAAGGCACAGCGAACGTAACCACAACAGCGGAGGGTACTCGCGTCCAATGGGTATACCGCGAATACCTTAAAAAGACATCGTATGTGTATACCTGGCGTCCGGCCGGTATGCCGCCGGACAGCGCAAAAATCACCGCGATTCAACAATAATGGCATCCCTCCACTGGAAGAAAACAGGCGCCGGCAAGGTCTATCCCTATGTCGTGGAGTATATCGACGGAAAATATAAATGGATATCACTTTCCGCCTATGCCGACCTGGGCCGCAAGATCGTCACGCAAAAGGAAGCCCGCAAATACTTTAATCAGTGGAAGCAGGCCCACAAAAAGGATAAGCCGAAAGATGATAGTCAACTGGCATCACTTTTGACCGACTACCTGAAACGGTCCGCGGCCGAAAACACAGCCAGCACCCACAAATCAAACTACAGCCGGGTAGAAATTCTCCGGCAGTATTTCGTGAGCCGGGGGATTTTGTGCCTATCAGACCTGACACCTGCGTCCATCAACCAATTCAAAAGCTGGAAAGGTTCATCCTGTACAGCAACTACCGTGCGCCGATACCTTGAAGTGCTACGCCATTTCCTGAATGTGCAGGTACAAGAGGGTCGGCTCAATCGCAATCCGATGGCGAAAGTGAAACTGCCGAAGAAAAACGCCACGCCGCAGATCCGCGCCCTGTCCGAAAAAGAAATCAAGATCATCGAAACCAAATTCCCTTCGCCCTACCGCGAGTTTTGCATGATCGGCTATCTGGCCGGACTTCGCCGGGCGGAAATCATCCACCTGGAATGGTCTGATATCAACTTCGATCAGATGACAATCACTATCGCGGCCAAAACCGGCTTTGCCCCCAAAGGCCGGACACCGGAAACCATACCGCTGGCACCCCAATTATCTGCCGTCCTGAGGTCATTAGAACGCGCTGGGCGATATATCTTCGACAAAGGCACCAATCATCCCCTGTATTTCTCTGAGGTCTGGTATCGCCGCGTAATCGCGTTATATCGGAAATTTGGAATTGACGGTGCCAATATCCATACCCTGCGCCATACCTACTGCACACGGCTGGTGCGGGCGGGTGTGTCGCTGCCGATAGTGCAAAAGCTGGCCCGACACAAGCGATACGAAACAACATTGCAGTACAGCCATTTAGATCAATCCGACCTTCAGAAAGCCATTAATAAGCTGCCCGGGCAATCAAATATTAGAACGCGCCGTAAGTGATTGTGTTTCACGGGAAACATCGGGTTCGACTCCCATCACCCGCTTTTAATTTATCCGTATACACGACAACCAGTTATACTGCAAATGTCCACAATAGAACGGGGTAAGAATTGTACCAATATTTACCACGTTACACCAATATATTTCGGCTATATTAGAACGCATATTAGAACAAAAACCCCGACGACATCGCCGCCGGGGTCCTTGAGAGGGTGAAAACTCCCCCGCCCTACGGAGACAGGAGCTTTTGGGCGACCGCCTGCCCATATATCATTGCGCTTTGGATTTTTGTCGGATCGAATTCCAGCGTGCCGATGAATTCCCCTCCCCACATTTCCCGATACTCATCCGGCAACGGCTCAAATTTCTGGACATCTACCGGGTGTCCGTTGGCCAGATCGCCGCGATAGACCTCGTTGACGGCAATCGAAACGGCCCGCCCGGCGATATCCCAGGTCCAGCCCGACGGTTTCCACGAATCCAAATTGCTCGGCGAGGCCAGCACCAGATCGATTGTCGTGGCACCAGCGTCAATCGCTGCCTGAACCGGGGCGATGTTGCGGAGGCCTCCGTCCATGTACGGACGGCCCCAAATCTTAACCGGCGGGAAGTATGGCGGGAAACTGCACGACGCCAGCACGTAATCGACGAAACAGATATCCATCGGGCCGACCAGTTTGAATTCCCCGGTTTCCAGATTCACCACACCGACGCGGGTAGTCCGGCTGAAACCGTCGCGGGCGACCTCGGCCACGATCTTTTTGCGCAACGGCTTAAGTGAGTACAGGCCGCCCCGGAGTTTGCCCCACAGCGAGCGCGACTTGTAGATATCCTTCGGGCCTTTGATGGCCTCATAATGCGCCCACAGGCGTTTGGCTGCGGTCAGAAAGTTGCTATCCTGGCCAAGCACCAACGCCGACAGCGCGCCGGTCGATACACCGACGACCAGATCGTAATCCCGCCCGGCCTTCGCCAGCTCAAGGACAACCCCGGCCTCGAACGCACCCTTCGCGCCGCCGCCTGAGAGTACGAGCGCCCGCATGGTTACCCCGCAGTAATCGAGTATAGGGCGAACAGGTGGATGGACAGATCGTCGGACGCACCACGATCCATAACTGTCGAGTGGATAATCAGATTACCCAGCCCACTTTTTGTTAATTTGAAATGCAGCCCGAAGTCGATAACGTAGCCCGGTTCCAGTTGCGGTTCTTCGGCGTCCGGGTCTTTGCGGAGGGCAATGTCGTCGAGCCAGCCGCCGCCTACGATAACCGTCGTCTGTGGAATCAGCGTTCTTATCGCCAGCATCAATTTGCCGCCCATGCCGCCGGTTGCACCGCCGTCCGTATCGCCGTGTTGTACTGCAACGTAGAACGCCGCAGTCGAGTCGTTCAGGCCACGCGGCAATACCAGCGCCGGGACTTTGACCGCGCCAACTTTCATTGTCCATACCGCGCCTTCGCTCGGACCGTGAATCTCACCGCCGATACCTACGCCGCCCATGACATTCGGGAACGACTGCGCCTGAGCCATGACCGGGATTAGCAGAAGCAATAATACAATCAACAATTTCGATCTCATTGTGAACCTCCGTTTTTGTTGGTGTCACGTTTAGTCTCGCGCCACATATAACCGACACCACCAAGACCGGTAGAAGCCAGCCATATTTCTGCGCCGATTTTGTCGAAATACAGAAGAACCGACGCGCAGATGATGATCAGCATGGTCGTCCACCATGTTGATTTTTGACCGATCGCTTTGTCCATTTAGACCCCCTCTGTGAATGGTATTGCAAGTCCGTATAACTCAACCCCCGGTCGTGGATCGTTCAACCGGGTATAGCAGACAGACCCAATACTCTGCCGAGCGCCAAGACACACCCATCGACCGTCAGCCATGCCAATGATCGGTTCGACGTGGGAAATCATGCTGCCTGGCCTGGCCCAGAACGCAAAGACACCGACCCCAGGCAGATCGCATTTGTCAAACTCGACGTACATCCCTTGAGAGTTGTTGTCCCAGGTCGGCTTTCGTATTCCGGCATCGATCAGGGCAATCCGGGGATGCCCCGAACAATCAACTCCACCGCATTCCGGGTAGGGCTTACCCCAATGGCCGCCGCCGTAAACATACTTCACGCCGTGAAAGCGCCGGAGCGTCGCTACAAAAATGTCTGTCTGTGTCCACATATCAGAAGCTCGTTATCGCCGTCGCAGTAGTATCCGACGGCCTGAATGTTTTCTGGTGCTGGCTGAGATAGTTGTTATCGTACGTCGCCCGATAGTGGTACTCGCTACTCGCCGGTGTGATAAACGCCGTGCCGTCACCGTTCAGGACCGGGTAGATGTCCAGCGACCAGTAGCCGTCGGCATCGGTCGTGTCTCGGACCGCCGTTCGGTGAATTGTTACACCGGTACCGGTCTGGTATGGTATCGTGTCACCGGGAACGTCCAGCGTCAGCGTAACGATGGCACCTTCGAGGGCTACGTCGCCCGCGTTTTTGATCCAGCCGTAGATTCGTTTCAGGTCGGCGTCGCCGGGATCGCCGGGATCGAAGGCGGTTGCATAGACGGTATCTCGCAGACTATCCGTCGGCACGGTCAGCGTACAGGCCGGAGTGGTGAAGTCGTAGTTGTTATGCTCGGCATAGATGTACCGTTCACCGACAGCCAGCGTCATATTTGCCCAGCCGTCGGAGCCGGTCAGATCATAATGTTTCGGCGTACCGTCAGCCAACTTGACGTTGATCCGCACCCCGGCAACAGATACCGCATTCGTTGAATCGTAGGCATAGACCCGGACCGGAATCGCGCCGGGACCGGTGGTCGATTGGTAATCTGATTTGGTTGCATCGCGGGCGACGTTCAATTCATCCTCAAGAATCCGATGGATAGTGCCTGAATCGGCACCGGCTGATGCCATGTTTTCAGCAATCCAGGTGAGGCGCTCGAATAGTCCGCCAGTTGAATCCGGGGCTATACTAAGCGTGGTGTCGAATATCGCCTCCATAATATTCCGCAGCGTGTCCGCCCATGACGACGATCCGGCAACCAGCGCTGCGTATGTTCCCGACCCCAGGCCGACAGTGTCTGCATCAGGATCGAATAACGATGATTCTTTAGCAATCGCAGTATACGTTCCAGTACCGAGACCAACGGTATCAGCATCCGGGTCGAACGTGGAGAAGCCGGTTGCCATGTACTGACTTGGATTATCGAGGTCTGCTTGAATTGTTGCCAGTTGTCCGTCGATATCACTGTCATCCGCCGGGTCACTTGGTAGATTCGTCGTCTTTGCATTAATCGCGGAAAGCTGTCCATCTATATCGCTGTCGTCTGCGGGATCATCTGGCAGGTTGTCGGTGCGCTCTTTAATGGCTGCGATATTTGTCGAGTCAGCTTCCAACAATTCCGCAAACGTGCCTATTGTCGTATGGTCACTGGTTGCTACATCCCACGGATCGCCGGGGCCATGCGTTGAAAATCCTGTGGCTTTATACTGATTGGGATTATCAAGGTCTGCCTGAATCGCTGCGAGTTGACCATCTATATCTGAATCGTCAGCGGGATCGGTGGGTAAATTGTCGGTTTTGGATTTAATATCATCAACGTCTCCCATTAACGTACCCAACGAATCGCCACGTAAAGTTACCCCTGCCGTGACTGAGCCGACCGATCCGGCGACATTGCCGTCTACATTCCCTGAAACAGACCCGACCGCCGAACCGTCAAGATCGATAGTTGTATTGTCCTCATCCAGCTCGGTCAGCCTTCGCGTACCCACCGTCCATATATCCCCTGCACTGTGTGTACTGAAACCGACTGCCGTCACCCATCCGTCATCGGCTGTTGCTGCCGGAGTACCGGCCCAGGTCTTGACATCAACTTCGATATCATCGTCAATTTGTGCATTGGATAATGTGCCGGATGCATTATCGAGATTGATCGCCGCTTGCTCGACGGCGTAGGTGATGCCGGTGGTGGAATTTGAATCCCCGCCGCCCGTCACCAAATACTGTAGGCTATCTCGCATCGCATCTATTTTTTCATTCAGCACCTCAAGCGAATCGTTCGCCAAATCTGTATTATTCTCAATCGTGTTTAGCTGCGCCGAGAATGTACGCTGATGAGCAAAGTATTCAGAGAAGGTAGTAACGTCAATTAATGCCCTGCGGTCGTACACATAACTAAGAAAAGCATCAAGTGAATCAACATTTGTAGATATGGAAGTAGCGTCAGAGCCATTTGCACTATCCGTACTACATATTTCGTGCATTGATAAGATTAACAAACTGCCCTGTAAGATTGCGGTGTCAACCATGCGACGGTACTTGTCCATGCTTTCCGATCCACTATATTCCATGTACACGTAAGGGAAATTGTATAATTCGTCTGCGGTTGGATCTGTAATCACATCAACATGGCCATGATGGATCGAGTTACGGCCACCACAAGCGAATTTATGATTTTCCTTTAATATCCTCAGTCCAATAGTGTCAATACCGTTGCTGGGGTACGCAAACACATCTGATGCTCGCTGATACCCGTGGTCGTTCAACGCTTGCTGTCCCTGGTCAATATTTCTCCGTGCCGTGGAGTCTGTAACGTCGTA